GGTGGTTGTGTGAAAATGATGTTGCCTTATGAAAAAGATGCAGGCATAATTCGGTCTGTAGTGTCCAAACCGAAAAAACAGGAGCAACGGAAAATGAAACAAAGCCAACTGATCCAAATCGAAACCACCGTCCGCCGTGGATTCCCGGTGATTGTTTCGGGAGTGTTTGTGCGAGCGGAACCCAACGCCGGGTTCCTGACGAGCGGCTTCGAGGACCTCGAAGTGCGCACCCTCAAAGGCCGCGACGCGGCGGGGTTTCTGCGCTTGACGGAGCGCGAGCTGAGCGAGCTGGCTGACGAGTTGGCTGCTCACGACGGGAGGGAGTTCTCATGATCACCGAGCAAATCAATCCCCCCGTCCCGTGCCGCAGCCACGACTGGCAAGCAACCCACGACGACTACCAACCCGGCGACCCGATGGGCTTTGGCCCGACGGAGCAGGACGCGATCAACGACCTCTTGGAGCAATCATGAACAGCCTTCGCCTCGCTTACTGCGATTACATCGCGCACCTGATTGGGGGGAACCTGAAGTCGAACGACACCGAACGGATGCTCGCGTCGGTGGCGAGGACGGAGTGGGACTTGGACGAGAGGGGGGCGTTCCGCAGCACGCTCAAAAAGATCCGCGTGCAGGATCGCAACGGGAAAAACTACCTCATCACAATTCAAGAGGAGGCCGCGTGAGATGAGCGGGGATGCGGCGGTGGCGTGGGCGGTGGTTCTGCTCGCGGTGGCGATTGGCTTGGGGTGGGTGAATTGAGCTGAGTAACTTTCAGAATCCCCTCCCCCAACTAACTAACAGCTTGGAGGGGAGGGCTTTTTTTATTCCGGGCTTTGGGGGATAATTGCACCCATGTCCGAAGATGAACCCGACCCGGAAGTCAGCGACTCGTACTACGAGCCAACTCCCGTCACGCACGTCAGTGTGAAGCGCAAGCCCGGACGCCCCAAGAGAAACCACAAGGCCACCGGCGAGCCAAAGGGACGGCCATTGAGCTCGATCAGCCAAAAGGTCCTGCTCCGACGCCAGATCCTGGACCGCGTCAACACCAAGATGGAGGTGACGCCGCTGGAGGTGATGGTGCTCACGATGCTCGATTTTTGGAGAAAGGACGAGAAGCTCGCCGCTTGCGCGATTGCGGAGAAGGCGGCTCCCTACATTCACCCCAAACTCTCCTCCATCCAGCAGACCGTGGAGGGCGGCGACAAGCCGATTCAGATCGAGAATCAAGCAAAGATTTTCGACGAGCTGATGAACTCGATCGAGCTGATCGCGCGCACACGAGTGCTGGCCGAGGAAGATGAAACCAAAACTGCTACCAAAGCTCATTGAGAGCGCGAGGGAGAATTTTGAGTACCTGAGCGAGGAGCAGCGCATTGCGTTCGAGTGGCGCAGCCGGTGGCTGATGAAGGCGCACAGCTACCAGCTCGAGCCCAAAGACGACGCGTGGAGCATTTGGCTCCTGCTGGCGGGGCGGGGCGCTGGAAAGACCCGCACCGCTGCGGAGGTGATGGGCTGGTGGGCGTACCGCAACCCCGGTACGCGGTGGTTGGTGTCTGCGCCCACCAGCGGGGATGTGAGGGATACGTGCTTTGAGGGTGAGTCGGGGCTGATAGCGGTGATCCCGCCGGAGCTCATCCAGGACTACAACCGGTCGCTGCACGAGCTGATGCTGAAGAACGGCAGCTTCATCAAAGGCATCCCCGCCAGCGAGCCGCAACGTCTGCGCGGCCCACAGTTCCACGGGGCGTGGTGCGATGAGCTGGCGGCGTGGGACAGGATTGACGACGCGTGGGACATGATTCAGTTCTGCGTCCGTCTCGGCAAACGCACCCGCATCCTGATCACCACCACCCCGCGCCCAAAGGACCTGATCGTGGACTTGGTGGGGCGTGAGGGCGACGACGTCAAGGTGCACCGCGCCTCCACCTACCAGAACATCGCCAACCTCGCGCCCAACTTCCAGCGCCAACTGTTCCAGTACGAGGGCACGAAGCTCGGTCGCCAGGAAATTTACGCCGAGCTGATTGACGCCGAGGACGGCGGCATCATCAAGCGCGAATGGTTCAAGCTCTGGGCTGCAAACAAGAAATTCCCGGTGTTCACCTACGTCTTGCAGAGCTACGACTGCGCCACGTCCGAGAAAACGCACAACGACCCGACCGCGTGCTCGGTGTGGGGAGTTTTCCGTCCCTCGCCCGACTCGGAGATGGAGGTGATGTTGATTGACTGCTGGCAGCAGCACATCCAATACCCCGACTTGCGCCCCAAGGTGATCAGCGAGTTCCGCAACCTCTACGGCTCCGACGGCGAGTTCGGCAAGGGGCGGCACGTGGACCTGGTGCTGATCGAGGACAAGTCGGCGGGCATCAGCCTGATCCAAGACCTCCAGCGAGCCAACCTCCCGGTGCGAGCGTACAACCCCGGCAGAGCCGACAAGCTGCAGCGGCTGAACTTGGTGAGCCACCTGATCGCGAACAAGAAGGTCTGGGTCCCCGAGAGCGACATCAACAAGGGCTTTGTGGCTTCGTGGGCCGAGCCGCTGATCAGCCAGATCTGCGCGTTCCCCGAGGTTAGCCACGACGACCTCGTCGACACCACCACTCAGGCGCTGAGGCTGCTGAACGATATGAGGATGATTGCGGCGGATCAGCCCCTCGCCGAAGACGACTACGTCGAGGATCGACCGCGTCGCATCAACCCCTACGCAGTCTGAGGAGAACGAGCTTGTGGCTGACGAACTGAAAGCATCTCCCGCCTTTCCCGGACAGGAGCTGATTGGCGGTCTCGGTCGAGTGGCCGAGCAGCTGGGCATCAGCCTGCAAGACGCGACCAAGATCATCCGCCAGCAAGGCAACAGCCCGATCAAAGCGTTCTTGGCCGATCTGTTGGTGGCGGATCCGTTGAGGTCTGCCGGGACTGCACTGCAGGACTGGACAGGCACACCGCGAGACCTCACCGAGGAGCGCCCTTACTCGCGTCTGCTGAGCGGCAAGGGCATGACGTTGCGACTCGACCCTCGCGTGCTGGATGTGGCTCAGTTCGCAGCGCCTGTTGCGTCGGCTGGCATCCAGGGTGCCAAGCTGGCTGGGAAAGGCGCAAAGGCGCTAGGCCCGACCGCTGCAAGGATGACCGAAGACTACCTGATGAGCACGGGCCAGATGCTCCCAGTGGTCAAACCCAAAGGCGGCAACTGGGTGACTGGGAGCGTTGAGGATTCGTTGAAGGGGTTGAAAGTTCATTTCCCTACAAATAGAGACGAAGCGTTGGTGCTTGGTGGCATGTTTGCTCAAGAAGCTAATACACCAGAGGGAATTAGGTCTATGGCCCAAAACGCGGCCATCAACCAATTCGTAGACAAGCAGCTAACCCGCTACGTCAAAAACGAGATGGGCACGCCAGAAGATCCCATCAGGGCATTGGCTGAGAGGGGAACGCTGCATTTTGACGCGCCGCAAGTTAATCCAACTGATGCGCTTGATCTGAAGCGCCAAGAGTTTGCTGCTGGCAACAACGAAAAATGGGGCTATGGAGAAAGCCGGTTAGCGCAAAACTGGGAAGACGCCTCTGACAAAATGATTAACAAACTGTCTGCGGGAGATTATCTAAACAAAAGGCAAAATAGGTTTGATACGCCCTTTGATTCTAAGATGGAGTTCCTAAATAAAGTTTCCCCTGACACTCCGTTGTATGGAATCAACAATCCTCCTTTGCCGGGGTTTGCACGCAATGACCCGGCCATTTCGACGCTGGGCTTCCCCCACCTAATCGACGAGCTACGCAACGCGACTAACCCGGCGTCTGGCCTGCCGCGAGAACTGCTGCTCAAGCCCGAAGCGTTGGCTAGGCTGTCCGTCCCGCAGGCTGTAGAGCGGGTGGCCAAGATCAATGAGTGGAGGACGGGCAATATAAAGAAGGCTCGTCTTGAAGATGCGGCGAATACAGATGTTCACAAGGAATACAAAGACACAGGGATGCGCTGGGTGAAGTTGAACAAGCCGGGACAGTTCAAGGCAGAGTCCGACGCGATGGGCCACTCTGTCCGGGGCTACGAGCCTACAGAGGGCGGCGGTTCAAGCGGATACGGGCTGGGTGGCTGGGATGCAATTAAATCGGGCGATGCCGAGGTTTATTCCTTGCGTGACGCGAAGAATGAGCCTCATGCGACGATTGAGGTTGGGAGAAATTCATTAGATGAGCAGCTTGATAAACTTCCAAATAAAATTTATAACCAATGGATAGAGGAATTTAAAAATCTACCTGAATACAAAAACGAGATTTCAAATCCCCTTTGGCTTCCCGGTGCGAGTCCTGCATGGGTGCGTTTCTTAAAAGAGGAAAAGGGACTCACCGACGTCTCTAAAAGAATCACCCAAATCAAAGGCAAGTCCAACCGCGCCCCCAACGAGACGTACCTTCCCTATGTGCAGGACTTCGTGCGGTCAGGCAAGTGGAGCGATGTGGGTGATATACGCCACACAGGTCTGGTTCGTCGGATGGATTTAACTGCTGATGATCGTCACCTGTTCCCAGAGGGCGCGGATTACATCACGATAGATGAGTTGAAAAAAATCCGATATGGCAAGCCTTGGACGCCGATTGATCAGGACGCTGAACTGGACATCGATCCCAATATATTGCCACCCATGAAGCGTGGTGGCCCCGTGAACTTGGACGCGATGCAGCTGGCGGTGTGGGGCAAGAAGGTTCAAAAAAAGCAAGTGGGTGGGTTGGCCAAAGCGATTCCAAGCAATCTGGCAAAGCTGATGAAGCTATTAACCACAGAAGCGCCTCTTCAAGCACCACAAATACGCAAGGCGCTGGGACAGGCATTCACAACCGGCAGCGAGCACTCGGTTGTTGGCCCAACGCACAGTGCCCCCAACGAGTCTGGGCGTGTTGGCCGCATCACCACTCAAGGCAAAGACTACGCTGTTGCACCTGATCAATTTGACATCCAGAATGCAGTAAGAGGTAAATCTAGCATCGTGGATTTTCATTCACACCCAGCCGACAGTGGCCGTGCATTTTCAATTTCACCCAGCTCTGGAGATTTTCACTTCGCAGCAAATCAATATTTCCCAGGGCCACAGTCCCGAGAGTTGAAAACTCTCATCGCCTCTCCTGCAGACGCCGCACTCAGAACACCTACTGAGTATTCGTTTTTCGCAACTGGCACCCCCGGCAAGGCGTTTGATCGGCGTGCGCGTGAAGCTGCAGTGTACGAGCTTCAGCGGAGTGGAAAAAACACTTTCAAAGATGTTCTAGACGACCCCAGGTTTAGAGATTATTTCGAGAGCGGCGGGCACATCGGCGACTGGGCGGAGGATGTCGCGCCGTTGGCACTTTTGAAGCTGCGTGAAGCGCAAGCCCTTGGACGTGGCGAGCTCCAGCTAAGCGGCAGGCCTGTCGCTGCAAGCGGCGGAACCAACATCGAACTGTACGACCTGATGCAGCCTGCTGCAACTGAGTTCTTGCGCAACAAGGGGTTTGACAAAGGTGGCCCCGTGAACTTGGACGCGATGCAGCTGGCTGTAACGAACAAACAACTAAGGAAACGTCATGGCTGATGTGCCAATAGACCCAAATTTCAATCGCTTCATTGACGGTCTGCAGATGACGCCGGATGGTGGTGCGGAGGTGATGCTCGACGAGGAGCCGCCCGAGGTGGAGGAGATGGAGGACGGCTCTGCGGTTGTCACTTTGGACAAGACAAAGGGGCCAGAAGAGGACGCCGACTTCTACGAGAACCTTGCGGATGTGCTGGAGATCAACGACCTCAACTCCATCGCCACCCGTTACCTGGACATGATCAGCAAGGACAAGGAGGCGCGCAAGGAACGCGACAAGCAGTACGAGGACGGGCTGAGGCGGACGGGTCTCGGCAACGACGCTCCGGGCGGCGCAACCTTCATGGGCGCGTCCAAGGTCGTTCACCCGGTCATGGCCGAGGCGTGCGTGGATTTCGCCGCTCGCGCAATCAAAGAACTATTCCCGCCGGACGGCCCGACGCGGACAAACATCCTCGGCGAGGTGACCGACCAAAAGAGCGAGATCGCCGAGCGCAAGCGCGACTACATGAACTGGCAGCTCACGGAGCAGATCGAAGAGTTCCGCGACGAGCAGGAGCAGTTGCTGGCGCAGTTGCCGCTGGGCGGGAGTCAGTTCCTGAAGATGTGGTGGGATGATCAGAAAAAGCGTCCCTGCGCCGAGTTCGTGCCGATCGACAACGTGTACCTGCCGTTCAGCGCGGTGAACTTCTACACAGCGCAGCGGGTGACCGAGGTGCACAACATCTCGGAGTGGGAGTTCAAGAACCGAATCTCTCGCGGGCTGTACCGGGACGTGGAGGTGATTCGGGCGACGATGGAGCCAGAACCCACCGGCCCCGAGAAAGCCAACAACAAGATCGAGGGCAAACAATACCAAGACGACGAGGACGGGCTGCGTCGTGTGTTTCACATCTACACGTGGCTGGAGCTTGAGGACGATGGAAAGTCTGACGGGAAATCGGCCCCGTACATAATGATGATCGACGAGTTGGAGGGCGAGGTTCTGGGCCTGTACCGGAACTGGGAAGAGGGCGACGACACTCTGACCAAGCTGGACTGGCTGATTGAATTCAAGTTCATCCCGTGGCGGGGTGCGTACGCGATTGGCTTGCCACACCTCATCGGGGGTCTTTCAGCGGCGCTGACCGGCGCTCTGCGGGCGTTGCTCGATTCAGCGCACATCAACAACGCCCCCACAATGCTCAAGCTCAAAGGCGCACGCATCAGCGGCCAGAGCCAACAAGTCGACGTCACTCAGGTGGTTGAGATCGAGGGTGCACCGGGAGTGGACGACATAAAGAAGATCGCCTTCCCGATGCCGTTCAACCCTCCTTCGCAAGTGCTTTTCTCCTTGATGGGATTTTTGGAAACCGCTGCCAAGGGCGTTGTCACAACCTCCGAGGAAAAAATCGCCGACATCACGAGTCAGGCTCCCGTCGGCACGACGCAAGCCCTGATCGAGCAGGGGGCGGTGGTGTTCAGCGCCATTCACGCTCGTCTGCACAACTCGCAGCGTCGGGTGCTGATGGTGCTGCAGAGGTTGAACCGTTGGTATCTGGACGAGCAGAAAAGGGGCGACGTTGTTGCCGAGCTGCCCATCAAGCGCGAAGACTTCAAGCGCAACAGCGACATTATGCCTGTGTCGGATCCGCACATTTTCTCTGAAACTCAGCGCATGGCTCAGACACAAGCGGTGATGGCGTACGTTGACAAGTACCCGAATCTGTTTGATGCGCGGGTGGCTGTGGGTCGGGCGTTGAAGCAGATGAAGATCCCCAACATTCAGGAGCTCATGCCGCAGTACGCCAAGCCGCAGGAGATGCACTCCGCGGACGAGAACGCGGCCATGGCGATGGGGAGGATGGCGGTTGCGTATCCGCGTCAGGATCATCTGGCGCATATCGCGTCGCACCTTTCCTTCTCCAAGGATCCGGCGCTGGGGATGAACCCGATCATCGCCCCCGCGTTCATTCCGCAGGTGCTCGCGCACATCAAGCAGCACATGATGCTGTGGTACACGCAGAAAATGAACCAATACACCTTGATCCCTGCGAAGGTGAAAGCGCAAAAGTACGAGGACTCCAAGCTCGCCCCCGAGATTGATCGTGCGATGGCTGTTGCGGCGCAACACATGGAGATGGACACGCCGCAGGAGTTTGCCCAGATTCTGCCGCAGATCCAGCAACTGGTTCAGGCAGCGCAGCAGTTCGGCAAACCGCAACCCGCTGCGATGGATGGCGACGCTCAGGCGATTCTGCAAGCGTCCATGGCCGAGACCCAACGTCGTGCTGCAAAAGATCAGGCTGACATCCAGCTCAAGCAAACTCAGATGGTGCAAGATCAACAAGATCAGAACCGCGAGGATCAATTCAAGGCGGCAATGAACACCGAAAACAACCTTACCAAAGAACGGATGCAGACGCTGGATCTGACGTTGGAAACGGCGAAATTGAAGAAAGAGCAGTCTCAATCAGCGATTGACCTGCAGAATGAATTGCAGCGGAACCTTAACAGAGGAGTTTGACATGGCAACGAGCGACAAAGAGCAGCAAAGCGAGCTAGTCCCCCAGCACAAGCGTCTCGCGCAGGGTGCGCCCGTTAACGGGGCGCAAGCGAAAACTAAACAACCGTCACAAGGAGGACTCTCGCAAGCCAAAAAACGCAAATGAGATATGAAAGCGACTTCATCAGCGCAATAAAGGTACGGCAAGCTGACATAGCTGTGTCTCTCACTGCGGGTCATGTGGTGAATTTTGAGACGTACCAGCGTTTGGTGGGGCAATACGCGGGGCTGGAAGAAGCCCTGCAGATTCTCAACGACTTGTTAAAGGAAGAAAATGAGTGAAACTCCGGTAGCTTCTTACGAAGCTGATTTAGCGGGTGCATTCCCTGCTGTAGACCCCGGTGCTGCACCTCTTGGAGCTAGGATCCTGCTTCAATTGCGGATGACGAAGAAAAAAGTCACTGCTTCTGGGATTATTCTGGCTCAAGAAACCCGAGATACTGAGAAAGCGCAGAATCCGGTGGGGAAAGTGGTGGGAATTGGCCCTTTGGCGTTCAAAAAACGCGACACGATGGAGCCGTGGCCCGAGGGGTCGTGGTGCGAGCTTGGAGATTACCTCCGCGTGCCGAAGTGGACGGGTGATCGGTGGGAGGTCAGGCTTCCCAACACCCCCGAAACCGAGGAAAAGGTGGAATTCATCATCATCAACGACCATGAAGTCATTGCCAAAATCACCGGCAACCCACTCGAAGTGAGGGCGTTTGTATGAGCAACGAAACGATTAAAGCTGAAGAGCCGAATCTGATTGTGGACGAGCAAAAAGACGGCAGCGTGACGGTGGAGGGCATAAACCTGCCCCCAGAAGACTCCCAGGACACCGCTCAGGAGGAGGTTCAGGGCGATTCAGCGGAGCGGATCGCCGGTGGTGGCGCGGTTCCTGAGGACGGCGGCGTGGACCACCCCGACGACACCGAGGCCATTCGTTCTGCGCGACGCGACAAACGCAAAGCCAAAAAGGTTTACCACCGTCAGCAGCAGCAGGAGAAAGACGTCCGGTTCCAACAGCTTCAGCGGCAGAACCAGGAGCTTTTGGCGCGGTTGTCAGCTGTGGAGGTGAAAACTCACGGCTCCGAACTAGCTCGCATCGACAAAGCGATCGAAGACCAGAATGTCCGGATCCAATACGCCAAAATGAAAATCGCCGAAGCTGCACAGGCGTCGGATGGCGAGGGCATGGCGAACGCTCAGGAGATGTGGTTTGAGGCGCGGCGTGCTGCGGAGTCTTTGCAAAACTTGAAGAACCAAGCCGCGACCCCCAAACAGCAAGCTCTCGCTCCAGACCGCGACGTTCAGCGTCAGGCGGCTTCGTGGATGGAGCGAAATTCGTGGTACGACCCAAGTGGCGGGGACGAGGATTCTGATATCGCTTTGACCATCGACAAACGCATGGCCAAAGAGGGGTGGGATCCAAAAGGTGCAGACTATTGGGAGGAGTTGGACTCGCGCCTTCAGAAAAAACTTCCTCACCGCTACGCCGAAGATTCAGAGACGGACAGGCCCGCGAACAGAAGGCCGAAAAGCGTTGTCGTCGGCAGTGGACGTGAAAATTCTTCTTCCAGCGGAGGCAGAAACACCTTCACGCTAAATCCAGATCAAGTCAGGGCGATGAAAGAT